TAACCGTTTTGCTTCTTCTGCTTCTTTAGCTGATTTGACTGCTTTAGATAATGGAGATTCTTCATCTCCACTACTGGCTTGTGGAATTTCAAGTGGAACCCATGGTTTTCCTGCTCCCTGTGCAGCGAGTGCAACTTGATTGATACCCATTTTTTTAACATTTGCATCAAAGTAATTTGCACCACTTAAATCAGCAAGATTATTCAACATACCTGCTGCCAAATCTCCAGGCAATCCAGCTGCAAATTTGGCTGCAGTTCCAATTATTGGTAAATTGGTTAAAGCTCTTGGAAGCATTTTACCAACTAATCCACCTGTTGCTCTAGCCGCACCAGCAAGCCCAGACATTACTTTTCCTGCACCATACATACCCATTGCACCAGCCATATTAATACTAGAATCACCAAACAAAGTAGACTTTGATCCTATACCAGTTTTTTTAACTTTAACTCCGGGAACTGGCATAGCAGCAGATCCAGTTGGAGAAGTGCTAGTACCACCACAAGATCCAGTTGGAGAAATGCCAGTACCACCACCAGAACCACTAGTTCCGGTTCCGCTACCGGGAGTCTGCTCAGTTAAAATAAATGCTTCCAGAAATTCACGATCCAAATTACATGTAATTCTTTTATTTAAAGATTCTACCAAGTAATTTTGAGTTTTAACTGAGAGTGTTGATTTCATGATAATTTGCGAAAGTAATCGTTAAATACTTTAACGATATTTTTGTTTAAATTTCTTTTTGAAGATTCGTGAATTAATTTTTTAGCAGCAGAGTGTTCTCTTTCCTGCCAACTACCATGGACAAACATCCATTCACGACCTTCCATGATTCCATTTACAAATGCATTTGGAGCAGATGGATCAGCAACAATGTCAATGGCGGCTAACATAAAGTCTTCTTGAACTTCTTGATATCCATTCTTGGACTTTAAAGAACCCATACCACGAGTGGAGACACCAAGTTGTGCACCTTCATCAATAAGATTCTTTACAATCTTACCCATTGGAGTGTCAAGAACTTTGGCTTTACCATAGACGTTTTTGCCGTCTTCATAAAGTTCTTTTACAATGTGCGAGACTCTATCCAAATTGACAGTAGGACCAGTTGGGTGGTTAAGTTCACCCATCGCTCTTCCCTTTGCAACATATTCAGTGATATACCGTTTGCACTCTTTGAGTAAAGTGTTTTGTGGATAGATACGCCCATTTCGGTTTTTGGTATCGGATTGCATGAAAACACCTTCAATAAAGTATGTCTTCTCGCCATTTCCGAGATTTTCCTTAATGTACTTAATGTCTTCGGTTATTTCCGTAATTAATTTCATTGTTTAGTCTTTGGCTTTAAAATATCTTTTGCTACATTCTTGTATTGTTCTTCTAAACGATGAGCAGCTTTTCCAAACAAAACTTTACCAGTTTGTTCTTTAAAAGCAACAGCATTTTCTTCTACGATATTTTTTATCATTTGCCGAACGTTGTTTTTCATAATAGTTTCGTTACCTTCTGTGAAAAATTGATGTGCTCTTTGAATTTGATTCCGTCTTCAAATATTTCTGAAATCATTTTTTGTCTGTTTTGTGTATTCAAAGATTCAAACAATTGTTTTAAACTATGGATTTCAGATTCAATAATATTTATACTTGAACCATTTTTAAAATTATAAACCCCACCTTTAAAATTATTAATAAAGTCTAAAAATTCTTTTAGTTCTTTGGTATTTTCAGTATTTGTATCCCTAAAAAATAACTTACGCTCTACTAAGTGTTTAGAGTCTTTTACGGTTTTATCTAATTTTATAGCCAAAGTTTGAATAATGTTTTGTTTAAAAAAATTATTGTTTTCGGCTAATAAACTTTTAACTCCGTGTTTTAATAATAATTTTGTAGTAGGTATCATTGTTATTGTCCTGCATCCTCTGCTGACATTCCCTGTGCTGCCTGTTGTGCAGCCATCGCAGCCTGTTCTTGTGCAATACGTTGACGATCAATTGCCATTTCTTTCTCAAGACCTTTGAGTTCTTCAGGAGTGTAACGCAAGATATTGCGTTTAATATAGTCTGTTGAGAAATATTTACCAACATATGGTTCAACATACGATAACATTTTAACACGTTCTGCAAGTATTTCTGCTTCTTTTAAGTCCCAGAAATAATTATCAGTAGTAAAAATAACATTGATGTCATTCTTTAAATGACGCCAGTCTTCATCTGTCATTACACCTTTGAGTAACAACTGGACTCTTAATGTATCAAGGAATAACCTTGAAAATTGAAAACGAAGCCGATCAATAAACTTATAAAATTTAATTTCTTCACGGGATATTTCTGTGGATCTACCCATGTTAAAACCATTTGTCTCTGGTTGTAAACGGCTCATTGGAACGTTCAAGCAACCATATAGTTTCTTTTTGAAGTATTCTGCATCTTCAATTTGTGAAAGAGATTGGGCTCCAGGAAGAGTAGTAATTTCTGTACCACGTGAACCTTCACGACGAGGTAACCAGTAATCTTCCAACACAGACATATGCTTACGCTCATCTCTTACTTCACCGGTATCTTGGTTATATGTGAGGCGTGTGCGAAAACGACTCATCATATCACGCATATATTGTTCAGCTTTTTGCTTTGGTAACTGACCAACATCTACGTAAAAAATACGACGTTCAGGTGCGCGCGCAATTCTATAAACCAACAAGGCATCTTCCATTTGACGCAACATGTTTAGTGGGCGAATTGCTTTATGCAAATATCCTAAAATACGTTTGCTATTTAAATCAACCAAGCCAGATGGAACATAGACAACACTGTCCAACGATAAATGAATACCTTGGGGTCCAGTAAGTACATAAGATTCTTTATCTGTATTTGTGTAAATGTAATATTCTTCGATATCTTTAATTAAAGATACCATTTGATTTTTTCCAGATTTATCAACTTCTTTGTGTACCTTGCGAACTTTTTTAATCTTTAAAGGATCAACTGGTATAATGTCTTTGATACCTTCATTTGGTAGTTCTTTATCAATAACCAAATTATAATAAATCTTAGAATCAATATACCATCGTCTAAAAATTTCATATGATTTATGATTAAAATCTAATAGATGTAAGATTGTATCAAATTCTTTATATATTTTTGTTTTGATTTGATCAGAAACTGGGCAGTGTGTTAAATCTAATTTGACTGGTTTATGATCGGTTCCCTGAACTATTGAAGCATTTACAATTTCATCAATTGCATTATCTAATTCTGGATATACAGACATATTTCTGTACATGATAATCGATTGAGTTTCATCGCGTGTAGATGCTGCATAGTCAAGAGCTGTACCAAAAAACCCACCAGCTTCAATTGTAACCGTACCATCGTAAACTTCTGGTGCGGTTATAGCCTGTACAGGACTAGCCTGTTGTAGGCTTTTCTTGTTCTCATCCTTTTTCTTACCAAAATAAAATCCTAATAGCGGTAGTTCCATGTTTCACCTTGTTAATCTTTTGTAATATCACTAATTTCAATATAATCAAACGCAATAATAACGTTAAAACTATTTAACGTATTTGGATTACCCATATTAAGTGGAATCGGTTGAATTCCGGTAGGCCAACAACCATTCAAAATCCATTCTTTTTGTGGATTTTGATTACCATTTATATCTAAATGTTGAATTTTCCAGTTATATGCTTTATAATCATCTGGATCTATTGTGCTAACATTGGTGTCATGATTATTAATAAAATCTTGCCATTTTTGGATTCGACCCCAAATGTTGTTGCTACCAGTATCATCCCATACATTGAAAGACCACGTACCATAATCTCTTTCTCCGGGATAGTGATACCATCTTCCAAAATGTTGGTAACTAATTGTTTTTACTGCTGAATTTGGAATTGTTGTAGCGCGAACGTGATAATCGGTAAAACCACCACCAGTTGGAAAACTACCCGTAATACGAAAACGGTTTTTTCTATTTCCACCAAAGAAATTGTTTTTAAAATCATTAATAAGCATTTTAATTATTATAATTGTCTTGTATTTTTAAGTAATCAAAAGTTAAAGTAGTACTAAAAGAACTAAAGCCTGCATCTCCCATATTTAATTCCACTTCACCTACAACCGATGGCCAACATTTATATAGTGTTATTGTTTTTAACAAACCACCATTTGCATCTAATTGTTTTACAATCCATGTTTTTTGTAAAGTATCATAATTAAAATCATTAGAATCTACTAAATGGTTGTAATGTCCATCCATTAATTCTGACCATGTGTGCATAGATTTCCACAAATTTTGAGTATTATTATCATCGTATATACCAACTGCCCATGTGCTGTACTGTCTATCTCCGGGCAACAGTAACATTCTACCACGATAAGGAACCGGAATTGTATTTATTTGAGTTCCCGGTAAAGAGGCCGATACCATTTTAAAGGTGGCATCGGATTGAGTATATGGAACCTTTGTGGGCCACGATGGAACAACAACAAAACGATTTGCACGGGTTCCTCCATTAAACCCGTTTTTAAAATTAATTATGGAGTTTTTGTTTGCCATTATTGTGTTATAACAGTTAGTGATATTTCAAAACTATCCAAACTTAAAATTGGTTGAACAACAACTGACATATTAAGTGATGTAGTAAAATCATCATTGTTTGTACTATCACATGTAATTTGTGTAGATGCTGTAAACAAAAATTGACTATACCTGCTAATAGCCGTTCTGATTTCCGATGTTACAAATGTTCTTGTTTGTGTATCATTGGGTTGGAACAAATATTTCATACCAATATTTGTTAAATCTTGATATATTGCAGATTTAAGTTTTGATACACCAATTCGATCTTCAGCTATAATTGTTGCATTCGCTGTTACACCAACTAAATCAGCTCCTAAGAAATTAGGAGCACTTTGATTATTTACAAAGAAATTTAAACGATTTGTTTTTAATGATTCCTTTAAACTGCTACTCCATTCAATAGCATTGCTTATATTTCCATTCAATACTTTTGCAAGATTTATACCAGCAACAGTTAAATATAGCTGATTTCTGTTTTTAGATCTAGCAAAGAACCCACCTACATCACCTACTGCTGGGATATTGTAAGTAAGTTTACTACCGTTAACTAAAGATGCAGTATCTAAGTC